GAAAAGCGTTTAATCGTGAATGCCCTTGGTTGTTTGATACTCTTGTTGACCCTGAACGGTTGCAGCAGCTTGAAGAGGCTTCCCGAAACAGTAGAGATTAAAACTAAACCAGTTGAAAGGCCTGAACTTGTTTTACCAGAAGCAGATCAAATTGATCAACGTGATATAACATGGGTTGCAATAACACCAAATAATCATGAAGAAGTTTTTGATGATCTAAAAAAGACAGGTGACGATCTAGTTTTATTTGGATTAACTGGAGATGATTATGGAAAATTGGGTTTGAATATATCTGATATTCGGATGTATGTTGGTCAACAACAAGCAATTATACAAGCATATAAAAATTATTATATTGAAAGCGAAAAAACAATGGATAAGGCAGTTACTATAGAGGAATAACAAATGGATTACTTATGGATTTATACTAGTATCGCTGGAGCCCTTCTTGGCGCAGCATGTTTAGCTTATATAAGAGATACCAGAATAGGTTTATGGGGATATTCAAAATTTGATCAAGCATGTGACTATTTGCGTGATAGATATGGATGGACGTGGTTTGATCAAGATCCAGAAGCATGGAAAAAAGTAAATCCAAAAATTGCTGCTAAGATTCAAGAATTAGAAGATAGAATAAACGACTTGTCAAAAATTTCAGGTGATAATAGAAATATTATTAATAGAAAAAATTCTACGCTATCAATGCAACCGAAAGACTATTCTGACGCATAGCATACTGTCCCCCTGTTAAGAGGTACTCTCTTATTATATCAAGATATGGTATACTTGTACATATGTATATACTAAATATATTATTTTTTTTAAAAAGATATGCGCATTTTTTATTGTACAAAATTTTAATATTGATATATAATAGTACCAATTAAAAAAACTCACTCTCAATATAAACATTCGTGGCAAATAATATGTATTTGCTAGGGAACTAAAGTACGCTTAGGAAAATCATATGTTATTTCAAGAACAAATCTCAAGAAAACCAGACCTATATCCATGGACAAAAGACTTTATTGAAGCTATATGGAAAGGCTTTTGGACACCAGAAGAATTTAATTTTCGTTCAGATTATTCACAATTTAAAACAGATTTGAGTCCAGAAGAACGTGAGATTGTTGTTAAGACTATGTCAGCAATTGGTCAAATTGAAATTGCAGTTAAATCATTTTGGGCCGATATCGGCAATCATTTACCGCATCCATCGATTAAAGACTTAGGTTATGCTATGGCTAATTCAGAAGTTATTCATAATATGGCATATGAGAAAATTCTTGATGTTTTACATCTAACTCACGTCTTTGAAGAAAATCTAAATGAAAAAGTAATTAGAGGCCGCGTAGATTATCTACGAAAGTATAACAATAAAGTTTATGCTGACGATAAAAAGCAATATATCTACTCGATTATGCTATTTACGTTGTTTGTAGAGAATGTAAGTTTGTTTAGTCAGTTCTATATAATTATGCATATGAATCGTAATAAAGCAGTAATGAAAGATTGTGCGCAACAAGTACAATATACTCGTAATGAAGAAATGTTGCATGCTCAAGTCGGTATTAAATTGATTAATACCTTGCGTGAAGAGTATCCTGATTTGTTTGATGATGAGTTAGAAGCCCGTGTGCGGGAAGAATGCATTGATGCTCTTAAAGCCGAAAGCAAGGTCATTGACTGGATCATGGGTGGATATCAAACTGATGGTTTATCAGCATCAATTCTCAAATCTTTTATTGCTAAAAGAATGGCCGATTCTTTAGATCAAATTGGATTTGACAATTCAGAGATTATATATAATCAAGACGAGATTGATCAAACATTTTGGTTTGACGAAGAATTGCTAGGTGCTAACATGACAGATTTCTTTCAAAAGCGCCCGGTCGAATATGCAAAGGGACAAGGTATTACTGCTGATGATTTATTTTAAAGGATTATATAATGGGATTTGAATGGGCAAACGATGATTCACGGCTTTTCTTAAGCCGTGGATACATTGATGGAAATATGACAGTAGAAGAGCGTGTTCGCATGATCGCTCAGACTGCAGAGACTATACTTGATAAAGACGGCTTTGCTGATAAATTTTATGATTATATGAGTAGAGGATTTTATTCTCTCTCATCACCAGTTTGGTCTAATTTTGGTACAAAGAAAGGACTTCCTATTTCGTGCAACGGCGTATTCGTTAATGATAATATGGAATCAATTCTTATGAAGACTGCCGAAATAGGTATGCAAACTAAGATGGGTGCGGGTACTTCTGCGTATTTTGGAGCTTTGCGTTCCCGCGGGGAAGAAATAAAATCAGGCGGAACAGCAGATGGTCCAGTTCATTTTATGAATTTAGCTGAAACCACAGTTGATGTTGTTGCCCAAGGTAATGTCCGTAGAGGATCGTGTGCAGCGTATCTTCCTATTGAGTCACCAGACATTATGGAGTTTCTAGAATGTCGTGAAGAAGGTTCTTCAATTATTAATCTTTCACTTGGTGTTTGCATTTCAGATGAATGGATGGAATCTATGATTGCTGGTGATGCAGAAAAGCGTACCGTGTGGGCACGGGTGCTTCGTAAGAGAAGAGAATCTGGTTATCCATATTTGTTTTTTAGCGATACTGTAAATAACAATAAGCCTCAAGTGTTAAAAGATCAAGATATTTCTATTTGGGCATCAAATCTTTGTTCTGAAATATGTTTGCCATCCAGTGAAGAGTGGTCATTTGTCTGCAATTTAGCATCAATGAATTGTTCTACATTTGATGAATGGTGCGAGACTGACGCAGTAGAAACTATGACTTGGTTTCTTGATGCTGTAATGGAAGAGTATATTGAAAAGACTGCTGATATTCCGTTTATGAAATCAGCACATGATTTTGCAGCACATTGGAGAGCATTAGGTATTGGTCAATTGGGGTGGCATTCTTATCTGCAATCTAAAAGTATTGCATTTGAATCGTTTGAAGCACATATGCTTTCTGTTAAAATTAGTAAATTTATTGATGACAAATCTCTTGAAGCATCAAAAGAGTTAGCCATTGAATATGGTGAACCTGCTGGTATGCTTGGTTTTGGTGAACGTAATTTAACAAGAACTGCAGTTGCACCAACAACTTCTTCATCTTTTATTCTTGGACAAGTATCACCATCTATTGAACCTCTTGCTTCTAATTATTTTACTAAAGATTTAGCTAAAGGAAAGTTTACATATCGCAATCCGCATCTTAAAGCAGTATTGCATGATCATGGTAAAAACAGTGAAGAGGTATGGATAGATATTCTTAAACATGGAGGATCAGTTCAACACTTAGATTTTCTTACTCAAAATGAAAAAGATGTGTTTAAAACTTTTAGTGAGATTACTCCGCTTTCTATTGTACAACAAGCTGGTGGAAGACAAAAATATATTGATCAATCACAGTCATTAAATATTTTAATTCATCCAGATGTTTCGGCAAAGGATGTTAATGCGCTAATTATTGAAGGATGGAAGTTAGGCGTTAAGACATTTTACTACCAAAGGTCATCAAATCCAGCACAAGAACTAGTTCGTGATATTATGAACTGTGCTAGTTGCGAAGCATAAGGAAGACTATATGTTACACTATTATATTGAGTGCGATTATTGTGACGCAGAATCACAAGTATCAACAGAAGACAAAGAGCCTGAATATTGCCCATGTTGTGGACATGAAATAAATGCTCAATTATTAGATGCAGAGGATGACGATTAATTTATATAAATAGTATTTTGTAATTAAGGAATACTATATTGTGGTTATTTGAAAATAAAGAGTTTAATCCAGCTGATTCTCGCATTGATGACTTAGCTGGATTTGTTTACTGTATAACTGACTTAACAAATAATAAAAAATATATTGGTAAAAAAACTTTATGGTCTACAAGAAGACTTAAACCTTTAAAAGGTAAAACTAGACGAAGAGTAAAAAAAGCTCAGTCTGATTGGATGAGTTATTATGGCTCAAACGAAGAAGTTAAGTTGCTTGTAGAAAATGATGGAGAAAATAGATTTAAAAGAGAAATACTAAAGCTATGTAAGACAAAGGGTCTTATGAGCTATTATGAGGCAAAAGAACAATTTGATCGTGAAGTCCTTTTTAATGATGAATATTACAATGAATTTATTGGATGCAAAATTCATTCAAAGCATGTAAAAGGAAAAGAATAATGTACGAATATAAATGTACTATTAATAGAGTAGTTGATGGAGATACTGTTGATGTAGATATTGATCTTGGATTTGGTATTGTGTTAACTGATGAAAGAGTTCGTGTAATGGGTATTGATACACCTGAGTCTCGTACCAGCGATAAAGTTGAAAAGGTTTTTGGTAAAGCAGCTAAAGCAAGACTTCAAGAACTTCTTGGATCTAAAGGCGTGTTAAAGACTGAAATCAATAAAGATGGTGAAGATATGAAAGGTAAGTTTGGTAGAGTCCTTGGTGATTTTGTTGCTCCTGACGGACGTATGTGTACCGATATTCTTATTGATGAAGGTCATGCCGTTCCATATCATGGACAATCAAAAGCCGATATTGAAGTTGGACATCTTGCTAATCGTCAAAGATTAATGCAAGAGGGCAAAGTTGACGTAAAATTAATTCAAGAATTATCTGAATAAAGGGTTTACATTTGATTAATAGTATGTTATAATACTTATATAATGAAAGGAATCCCAGATGATTTTAATTGACTTTTCAAGCATTTCAATTGCTCCGGTAGCGATGGGTTTAGCTAATGCTGATGAAAATCTAATACGCCATATGATACTAAATAGCATTCGTATGTATCGTCAGAAGTTTAAAGATAAATACGGTGAAGTAGTAATTGTAGCAGATGCCGGAGGTAATTGGCGAAAAGACGTGTTTCCTGAATATAAAGGTAAACGTAAAGAGTCTAGAGAAAAGTCTAAAATTGATTGGGATGAAGCATTTCGCTGTATTAGTTTAGTTCGTAAAGAATTAAAAGAACATTTTCCATATAAGGTTATTCATCAGTGGGGATGTGAAGCTGATGATGTTATTGCTGAAATTGTTAAGCACACTCAAGAGTTTGGTAATCATGAAGAAGTTATGATTGTGTCATCTGATAAAGATTTTAGACAATTACAAAAATACGGTAATGTTCGCCAGTATTCCACAGCTACAAAAAAGTTTATGGATGAGCCTAATCCTAGGCTTTATCTTGAAGAGCATATTCTTACTGGATGCGGTACTGATGGTGTACCAAATGTTTTATCTGACGATAAAGTTTTTGTAGAAGGCAGACGTCAAGGTACTTTATCAGCAAAGAAAAAAGCTGCACTCCTAGAAGATCCAAAATCATTAGGTGATGATGTTTATCGTAATTATCTTCGTAATAAAAAAATGATAGATCTAACAGAAAAATCAGAATGTCCTCAAAGTATTAAAGAAGAAATTATAAATACATATATAGAACAAGATCAATGGGCAAACAAGTCTAAAGTATTCCCATATTTAGTATCTAAAAGATGTAGAATGTTAGTTGAAAACGTACAGGAGTTTATATAATAATGATAAGTGATGTAATTAATGATGCCTCAAAGGCAAGATCGAAAAAACAAAAGATTGAAATATTACGGAAGAACGAAACATGGGCTCTAAAAGATATTCTTAGAGGAACTTATGACGAAACTGTTAAATGGAATATTCCTAATGGTCGACCGCCATATAAAGAAAATCAGGGATATAACGCACCATCTAATTTACTTAAAAAGCATAAAGAATTTATTACTTTTGTTCAAGGACAATCGGGCGATTCTATGCGAAAAATTAGAAGAGAACAACTTTTTATTACTTTGATTGAGTCGGTTCCGCCGCCAGAATCAGAGTTAGTTATCGACATGATTAATAAAATACCAATTAAAGGAGTTACTAAAGCAGTAGTAAAAGAAGCCTTTCCGAATTTGATACAGAAATAAACATATAATGATTGGAAAATATACTTATAATTAGATTTATAGACAGGCCTTCTTCGGAAGAGTCTGTCTTTTTTTTAGGAGAACTAAAATGGTTTTACATAACAATCAAATAGCGAAATTACAAAAAGATTCTACTGAGCTCAAAGCTTATGTAGAGGAAATAAAACAAAAGGGTAACCATTCTTTAGCTAAGAAACTAGAATCAAAAAAAGTATATTTAGATCAGAAGATATATGAATTAGAGGATATGGTAGCATAATTCTTTACAAGAAATAGTATAGAAAAGGAGCAATTAGTTTTGTTCCTTTTTTTATTTGTATAAATATAGTAAAATGGTTTAGCAAATTATCGAATGGGGTAGACATGAAAACTTTTAAACAGATGAACGAAGATATTCAACATCAGAAGCAGCTTAATGAAAAGGGTTTGCTTAAGAGAATTGGGCAGGCAAAAGATGCTGCAATAGCGTCATTTAAAAGTGACCCTGAAAAGCATGCGGAAAGAATGAAGAATATAGGTAATAGAGCCAAGGCCCAAGATGCTGAGCATGAAAAAGCAAAAGCTGCTTTGAGTGATAAAAGTAAAAGTAACGCCAAAAAATTAGGGAACTTAAAAGGGTTAAGCAAAGGTTATAATATTACCAAAAAAGGTAATGCTGATAATCCAAACTCAATGCGACCTAAGGGTAAACATGGATCATTCTGGGATTCTACTGTAGAACATAATCCCGGTAATAAAGGCTCAATGGCGCCCCATCCTAAAGGAGATTGGGTAGATGCTGCTGGAAATACCGGAAAGCATACTCGTATAGCGATGACTCATAGTAGTACCTTATCTGCGAGTCGAATCTCTGCTACAGAAAATAGACTAAACGACCCGGCAGACAAAGAGCGCAGGAAATACCACGGTCCTAGTGATGCTGAAGAACGTGTGACTACTATTAAAAAGCATACGGCGGCGCTTAAAAGACACGCCCCAGAAGCAAAAGAGAGAATAGCTCATGCTGAACATACTTTAAAACTCCATCATGATGCTCACAATGCTGCAGGTGCTCATCTGAAAACTCATAAAATAAAAGAGTTTACAACTTCAAATTATAACCATTATCACGACCATCATTACGGTAATGGAGAGGAAGATCATCATTATGATGAAATAGAAAAGCATAAAAAAGCTGAACAAAAGAATCCTTCTGAAACACATATAGATAATGCAAGATTAGGATATGATCATAAACATGAAGATCATCCACATTATGAAGAAGTAAGAGATGGCGAATATGCCGGTCCTACACATGCTGCTACTTTTCATAAATTAGCTAAAACTGCTACCGCAGCTCATCATGCTTATAATAAAATGGTTGATAGCCAGAAAAAACATGAAGACAGCCTTCCGAAAGGTACAAAAAGTAAAACCAAACTTAATAAGAAAGCTGCTTACAATAAAGTTGATGCCGAGGCCCGTAAAGCGTATTATAAAAAAGCAATATCAAGCATAAATCCAGAACATAACGAAATAGTTAAAGATTTAAAACATGTCGATAAAGATAATAGACAAGGTACTTTGAATATTTAAATAGGGTGATTTAAATGGGAAGCTATTCCAGAAAAAGATACGCAACTGAATCGGCTAGCTTTCCAAAAAGCGCAAGTTCAGCACCGGGATCGTATTCATATGCAACTTTTGCTGATTTACCAGCTTCTGGTTCTACACCAGGAAATACAGCTTTTGTTGTAGCAACAAATAAATTATATATTTGGAGCGGTGTTGGATGGTACTTAATCGCTACAGTTACAAATGCATCTCCAACTGCTATCACTGGAGTTAGTGATACATATGCACTTGCAATAGATGGTACAGCCACAACTATTACTGCGGTTTCTACTGATCCTGAAGGATTTGCTTTAACTTGGTCCTATGCGGTATCATCTGGATCATTGGGTTCTACAGCAACAGTATCTCAAGCGGACAATGTATTTACAATTACACCTTCAACAGATACCGCAAATGAAGGAACTTTTAGTTTAACATTTAGTGTGACTGATGGTCTAAACGGAGTCGTAAGTGCAGTAAGTGCGTTTACATTATTATTTTCTGTTACTAATTCAAGATACACTGCGTTATCAGTTAAAGCGACTGCAGCTGGTTCTAATCAAACATTTGACGATGCATCCACTTCGAATCATACGATTACTGTTGATGGTAACTCAACAGCATCAACATTTAGTCCACATCGTCATGGCGGATATTCTGCATATTTTGGTCCAGCAATGGCAAGTAATTATATAAGAACAAATTCTGCCCACGCAGATTTTGCTTTTGGTACTGGTGATTTTACGATAGAGTTTTGGATATATAAAAATGATTCTGGATCATGGAGAGTATTAATAGATGCCGGATATTCGGGTAATTATTCAATTTGGTCAAATCAATCGGACATTCTAGAGTATTATGTAGGTAGCTCAGTAAAAACTAGTACAGCAACAGCACTGCTACCAAATATTTGGACACACGTTGCTCTGGTTCG